GCACGTAAAATTGGAATAAATGAATATAGCCGTAATATTATTAACCCAAAATAGGGCAGACCTGACAAAGCAGGTTATTGACAGGAATTTTTACAATAGCGGTCACGACGCGCATTGTTATCTTATTGACAATGGAAGTGACGAAGAACAATTTTCACAAATACAAAAATATTACAATTGGCATTATGCTAATTGGTCACTTCATAAAAGGGGTATTGCCGCAGGGGTTAATTTTGGGTTATCAATAACACAGGAATACGACGGCGTATGTATATTGGCAAATGACATACTATTGCCCGAAAATTGGTTGTCAAATTGGGTTATGTTTTCAAAACGTGTGTCAAAAACAGGGATTATTGGAATACATTGCGTTGAAGAATTGCCGCCATTGGTTGACGGAATACATAAAACGCATACGCCATTTGGCAACAATTATTTTACAAGGGAATTAATTGACACGATTGGCGGTTACAATACCGAATACGACCCGTACGGAATGCAGGACAGGGATTACGCAGAACGTGCAACCATTGCCGGGTTTACTAATTATTATTTACCTGACCTAAAATCAGAACATATTGGACACGACGTTGGCAACGGGACAGAATACAGACGTATGAAGGACGAAAGTTTAGCACGTGCGCAGTCAGTTTGGGAAAAATACCAACCAATTTATCATAATGAAAAACAAATTAAATGCGCATTTTAGCAATTACAAGCAAAACAAGTGGGGTTGGTTATCATAGAATTATGATGCCGTTGGTAAATATGAAGAAGGATTATTGTTTAATGACCGATACAATAAGCGAAGAAACTTTTGAAGGCAATTATGATATTGTTGTTATGAATCGTATGTTGGCAAACATAACGCCCGAACAAATGTTTGAATGGCGCAAAAAGTACAGGTTTAAATTAGTAGTTGACAACGACGATTATTGGAAGCTTGAACCTTCACATATACTTTACGAACATTATGTTTTAAATAACGTTACCGAACAAATATTGGCTTGGATTCGTATTGCCGACCTTTGCACAGTTACACACGAACGATTAGCTGAAGAAGTTTACGCATACAATCAGAATATTGAAATATTGCCAAATGCGATTCCATACGGCGAAGAACAATTTAAGGATTACAAAACAGAATCAGACCTTGTTCGTTTATTTTGGTCAGGTTCGGGAACGCACGGCAAAGACTTGGAAATATTACGCAACCCAATGAAGCGAATCAATTTTCCGGTTAAAACTGTAATTGCAGGGTATAACGAAGGCGAAAAGCCAATTTGGGATTCAATGATTGCGGCATTTACTAACGGATTGAAACTAAACCCTAAAATATACAATTACAACGAAGTGACTTCATATATGGCGGCTTATTGCGATTCCGATATTTCATTAATACCGTTAATTGATTCAAAGTTTAATTCAATGAAGTCTAATTTGAAGGTACTTGAAACGGCTGCAAAGAAGAACCCGGCAATTGTTAGCAATGTTGACCCGTACAGGGGTTTTTATCCCGCTTGTCACGTCAACAGTCAAAAAGATTGGTATTATTGGATTAAGTTGTTAACCAAAGACCCTGACGCCCGTAAAAGCTACGGGAACGCATTGTACGACTATTGCAATAAGAACTATAACTTGCACGAAGTAAACAAACGCCGTTTTGCTATTTACAATAAACTAATTAGCAATGCCGGTAATTAAATGTTCAAACGGAAAATACAGAATTGGGTCAGGTGCTTGTATTTATGATACAGAAGAAAAGGCAAACAAAGTTTGGGCGGCAATATTAGCTTCAGGCGCTTACGCTGCGGATTCATACACCGATTACCCGGAAGCAGCAACAAACAACGCAAAAAAGGCGTTAAAATACGCAGAAACAAATGGTTGGGGTGAATGCGGAACACCTGTTGGCAAAGCAAGGGCAAACCAATTAGCAAACAAAGAACCAATTTCACGCGATACAATTGCACGAATGGCGTCTTTTCAGCGTCACCAACAAAATAAGGACGTACCATACGAAGAAGGTTGCGGCGGTTTAATGTGGGACGCGTGGGGTGGAACTGAAGGTATTGAATGGGCGCAAAGGAAATTAAAACAAATTGACAACCAATAATGGAATACTTTATTCAGTTTTATAACTTCAGGATTTCAATTCATTTATTGCCGCGCAACATATTGTTAGGCATAAACATTGGTGAAGCAATTGACGAAAATACAGAATTCCATAATTCAATTGTAATTGGCTTAATATTTGTCGCATTTAGTTTTACCCTATTTAATGAAAAATTATACTAAAATTTATTTGGATTACTTTGGGTACGGCATTGAAGACTTTATTCCGTGTGAAGTATGCGGGAACAAAGCGGTTGACATTCACCATATTGAAGCAAGGGGAATGGGCGGAACAAAAGAAAAGGACAGGATTGAAAATTTAATGGCGCTTTGCCGTTATTGTCACGTCGTTATGGGGGACACAAAGACACATTTGGAATATTTAAAAGATAAGCATAAAAAGGCATTAAATGGCAAAGATTAAAGGGGACAGTCAAAAGACTAATTTCGGTAAAAGAAAGTGCGGACACGCGAAAAAAAGCTTTAACAAACACAATCCACGACCAAAAGCATACAAAGGTCAGGGAAGATAAAACAAAGGTATTACAATGGCAAAGATAGTGAAACAAAAACACGGTGGAACATTAAAGGTGCTTCAGAAAGGTGAAACGGCAAACCCGAACGGGCGACCGCGTAAGTATGTCAGCCTATTAAAAGAACAGGGATACAAATTAGCTGAAATAAATGATTCAATACAGGCTTTAATGTCAATGACACCTAAAGAATTGGAAGCCGTTACAAAGAACCCGTCCGCGACCGTACTTGAATTAACAGTTGCAAAAGCAATGGTTAAGTCAATGAATAATGGCAGTCTTTATTCAATGGACACGCTTTTGTCACGTGTATATGGCAAACCAAAAGAACAGGTTGACGTACAACAGGATTCACGAATTGAAGTTGTATTTGTTGACGGCAAAACAATCCTATAAATGCGCATTGAATTACCAACGCCACACGTAAACCAAAAAAAGATATTGGACGCTGAAAGGCGTTTTATTGTCGTTATGTGCGGACGTCGTTTTGGTAAGTCTGAATTGTCGCAAATACTTATAATCAAAGAAGCATTAAATGGCGGGAATGTTGCATACATAACACCAACATACGGATTGGCGCAAGTATTTTTTGAACGCCTTACAAAAGTATTACCATTTAAAAGCAATATTTCAAAGCTGAAAATCTATTGTCCCAACGAAGGGTCAATTGAATTTTTTACAGGTGAACGATTAGACAACTTGCGCGGTCGTAAATTCCATTTGGTTATTATTGACGAAGCTGCGTTTATTGCTGACCTTGAAGACGGTTGGAATAATAGCATACGCCCGACGCTGACCGACTACGAAGGGAAGGCGGTTTTCCTTTCAACGCCACGTGGCAAAAACTTCTTTTATTCCCTGTTTATGAAAATGGGCGAAAACGATTGGCAAAGCTTTAAATTTAGCACATACGATAATCCGCATATTAACCCGCGCGAAATAGACGAAGCACGAATTCAATTACCTGAAGTTGTATTTGAACAGGAATATATGGCGAACCCGTCCGAGAATAGCGCAAACCCTTTTGGCAACGCATTCATTAAACGCTGCGTCAAACCTATTTCAGCGCAACCGATTGTTTGTTATGGCATTGACCTTGCAAAGTCTGTGGATTTTACAGTTATAATTGGATTGGATAAGGACGGCAATGTGGCGTATTTTGACCGCTTTCAAATGGATTGGCATAATACCAAAGAAACAATTAAAAGGTTGCCACCTGCGCCAATTGTGGTGGATTCAACAGGGGTTGGCGACCCTATATTGGAAGACTTGCTTCGTGAAGGCGTAAACATTGAAGGTTTAAAATTTACAAGTCAATCAAAGCAACAATTAATGGAAGGTTTAGCTTCAGCAATCCAACAGGGACGAATCGGATTCCCTGAAGGGGTTATTGTGGACGAATTGGACGTCTTTGAATATCAATTTACTTCACACGGCGTAAGGTATTCAGCGCCTTCAGGATTCCACGACGATACAGTTATGGCTTTGGCTTTAGCGTGGCAAAACCACAATATTAAACGAGGTTCAGGGCGTTACGCCTTCGCTTAACCGTTTATCCTTATTATTTACCGTTCATCACAATTTTAAAAAAAACTTTGCAAAATGTTTGGAAGGTGTGCAAAACCTGTGCTATATTCGTGGAACAATAAAAAACCAACATTATGAAAAAGTCAATTTTAGATTTAGTATTACAGTCAGACAAAGTTCAAAATGCCATTAAGCAATACAAGGAATTGGGTTACGATTTAGATTTAGGTAACATTACAAGTGTATGCGTTTATGGACTTTCTAAAGAATCATTTAAAAATGGTCGTGGTGCTGAATTAACATTTTATTTTGATGATTGCAAGTCTATTGGTGCTGACGGTTCTTATTTTAAATATAAAAATGGTTCTTATTCTGAACAGAAGGAATTTTCTTTGTCTATTGGTTATAAAACACCTAAAGGATATTTTTCAACTAAAATGATTCCTGTAACAGTTGCAGATACTCAAAATTTAACTGAATCTGAAGTTGAACAATTGCTTGAATTTTATATTGATGCTAAAGTAAATAGCTTTGACCCGTTTTGGCACGAAAATCAAGCTAAAACTAAAAATGCAGCAGCTTGGAACTATATAGCAACAAACTTTATTACTGACCCTTATTGCACACGATAATATTAATCCCCCGCAGGGGTGCGACTGTCCAACGCACATTTAAAACTTATACAATGCAAAACAGACTAAAAACAAAAGAAGACAAATTAATTGAGCATTACGCAAAAATGCAAAAAGAATACCAAAAAGAATCTTTGGGTACAGTTTGGTTTTTTATTATTATGGGCGTAGCTTTATTGTTAACGGCTTTAATTGAAAACTTATAATATGTATATAACAACAATGCAAAAATTGATTAATCAATTAGACGCTGAAATTAGAAGAAACACATTAGGGGGAATTCAGTATTACGGATTATTAAGAGCAAAACAAATGGCAATGGAAATGCAACAGGAAGTCCGTTCTGAAATAGAAACTGCATACAACGACGCTAAAAATTACCCTGACCCAAATTGTGACGGTGGTAAATATTATTTTATGAATTATATTAGTAACGATTAAAACCTTTAATATGGCATACTCAACTTGCTGCGGCGCACACACTAATTATACTGAATACGATATTTGCCCTGAATGTCGTGACCATTGCGATTGGGAAGACGAAGAAGACATTGAAGAACGTGAAGCTGAAGAAGCTGCACAAAATCAAATTGAACAGGATAAATTAAACCGAATTTAAACTTACGCCGCCTGAAGAATTTTTAATATTAAAAAATAACAAAGATAGTAATTTGGTGAACTTTGGGCGGCTTTTTAAAACTAACTGTATGACAAAGAATAATTATTTAATGGGTCAGGAATATTTGCTTCGCCTTGAAAACGAATGCTTAATTGAAAAGATTGCAAAGATTGAAAAGGAATTGGGATTAAAAGAAAAGGAAATTAAAGATTTAAGAATTCAATTAAAAATGATTAATTTAGCAATGGCAGACGTTTCTTAAAACTTATATTATGATAAAAAACTTTGAAGACATAACCTGCGAATTGACGCCTGACGAAAAAAGATTAGTGCCTGTAATTATCAGGGGTTTAAACCTGAAAAGCAAAGCCAACCCAATTAAAGGTGCGGAAATAGTCGCAGCCATTAACGGGCAAAAAGAAAGGTATGGAATAAAACAATTTTCTGAACCGCGTTTGCGTAAAATCGTTAACTTTATAAGGTCAGAAGGAATATTGCCTGTTATTGGGACGTCAAACGGTTATTACATATCATACGACCCGGACGAACTAAACGGGCAAATTGAAAGCTTAACGCAACGCGCTGACGCAATTATGTCAAGTGCAAACGGATTAAAAAAATGGATTACTATTTAGAAAACGGTTATAAGGTATTCACAGAAGAATATCATTTAAAAAGGGGGTATTGCTGCAAAAATGGTTGTCGGCATTGTCCTTATCAGAAAAAAGACTTAACTTTGAATTATGAAATGGAACGAACTGACCCTTTGGCAATACCAACAATTGATGCCAATAATAACAAACCCGAATAAGGATTGGACAGAATTGGACAAGGAAGTTAAATTATTGTGCATTATCACAGGTTTAACCGAATACCAAATTGACAGTTTAGGCATTGAAGACTTAAAAGAATTGCGCAAAGATTTAGCGTTTTTAGATGAACCAATTGAAGGGAAGCCGGTTGATTATATTACAATTAATGGCAAACGATACCGTATGAATTACGACATTAAAAATATGCCGTCAGCTCGTTATATTGAAAGCAAGGTATTTAGCAAAGACACATTGGGAAATTTACACAAAATAGCTGCGTCAATGGTTATCCCGCAGAAAAAAAATTGGTACGGAAAATGGATTGACGATAAGTACGACGCAAGTAAACACGAAGAATACGCTGCGGATATGCAGGAAGCGAATTTTATACACGTTTATCATTCGTTGGTTTTTTTTTATCAAGTTTACAGAAATTGGATAGAAGTTACGCGGGATTATATGAAAACGGAAATGACGACGGCGGGGATGACGACGGAACAAGCGGATTCGGTGTTGTTGCTTTTATGCGAATCTACGGGTGGCATTATACCGCCAAACTTGTTGCCGAACACGAAAATATTAGAACTTCGGAAGCTTTTGAAATGAAAACCATTGAATTTTTGAATACAATGGCATACCTGAAGTCAAAAAATGCTTACGACCGGGAACAGGCGAAGCGGATTAAATAAGGCAGTTGTGTTTTTTTATTGAAATAAGCGAAAATTACCCTGTGTTTTTACACGGGGTTTTTTGTGCGGTATTTAGAACCAATTTGCCTATTTAAGGTTATGAGTGAAGCCAAAGCACAGGCAAAAGCATTAAAGGAAGGTTTTTTAAAAACAATCGGTGACCAATACAACGTTATTGACCCGACTGAATTTCCTGTTGCCGAACAAATGCTTATTTTCTACGGTAAACAATTTAACGACGAAGTACAAAAGAACCTGAATAAAAGCGGTTCAATTGCTTCAGGTAAAATTGGCGATTTGGTTGTACCAAAGGTCACAAAGTTTGGCAATGATTATGAAATGTGGTTGGGTTACGACAAAAATAACCCGGCTTCAGTTTATTACAAATATATAAATAAAGGGGTTAAGGGTGTTGGTGGCGAAAATGCACGACCAAAAAAAGTTTCTTCAGATTCGCCATACCAATACAAAACGCCATTCCCAAATAAAAAAATGGCAACGTCAATATTGCAATGGTACAGATTAGGGAAGGCAAAGACGACAAACGAAACACAGACAAAGAAGTTAAGCAAGACCCAAAGGAAAAGCAAAAAACTTAAACAAGCGGTTAACAAAGCGACTTCATTAAAAGCTTTAGCATACGCGACCGCTTCAGCAATCAAAAGGGACGGTTTAAAAACGACTTCTTATTTTGACAATGCAGTTAAGACGGTATTTAATAAGGATTTTTTTACGACAATGGCAGAAGCTTTTGGCGGCGACGTTCAATTACAAATTAGACAAATTGGAAATAAAATAGAATCAAGCAATGGCAATAACAATAAATAGTCAACCGGCTACGTTCCCAAGTATGCACGACGACCTTTGGTTTGTGGCTTCTTCAACAAATGTTGGGGTTACAAACTTTAAATTCGTGTATGATATTTACATAAATGGCGCACAGGTTAGCCGAAACAAAGTATTCCCTTCACCTTCAGCCGACGGAAGTTATGGCGTATTTAATGCGTCGCCAATTGTACGTGCATACGTGACAAACTACTTTGAACCTTCAGGTACAACGGTTTTAATGGCTTCAAATGACAAAATAAAGGTGGATTATCAGGTTCGTATTGGCGAAGAAGTAAGTGGTGCGGTTATTGCTAATTTGGCTTCAGGTTCTTATTCAGCGTACAATTATTACGCGCCATTGTTCGGTGACATATTCACAGAAAACGGCGACATTCCTTTAGTATTGTCAAATTACTATGATAATTTATTAATTGAGAATTACACGGACGATTGGTTAAGTGACCGCGACAATTCAGATATTCCAATTGAATATGGCGACCAATTTTTTATTACATTTTTAAAGATTACAGGCGGCGCATATAAACTTTGGGTACAACCTACAAATGAAGACGGAACTTTTGGAACGGCGGTTAGTGGTGACCTTACAATGGCGGGTCAATTTAACCTGTTCAATTTTCAGGCTGCGGCAATTAATGCGTTTATTGGTTCTGAAGTTATAACACAAAATACTTACGGGTACAACGTTTATATTACTTTAGGCGCTGCGGTGACAAGGGTTTTAAAATTCAGACAGGTTTGCAACCCTAAATACAGACAATACAACCTTCATTTTCTTAATAGGTTGGGCGGATATGATACAATGGCGTTCAGGTTGGTAAATAAAAGACGAAGCGAATTCAACCGTTCTTCATATAGACGCAATCCTTATAAATTGGTAGGCGGTCAAATGACAAATATTGATGCGTACAACAAATATAATGAAACAACGTACAATTTCGCGATTGAACATACGGATTATTATATGTTGACAAGCGATTGGGTGAACGATATGGATTACGCGTGGTTGGCGCAATTAATAGCGTCACCGATTGTTTATATGGAAGTGCAAGGTGCATTTTTCCCGGTAACGATTAGAAACACGAATTACCAATATAAATACAAAGTTTCTGACGGCTTATTTAATTTTGATTTAGAAGTTGAAGTTGGTAAATATTTAAACAGTCAATACAGATAATGATTAGAACCGAAATTTATATTGAAGACCAATTAATTGATTTGTTGAAGGATATTGGAACGGATTTCACGTACACAATTGACGACGTGCGCGAATTCGGTTCACGTAATACTTCGTTCAGTCGTACAATATCAATCCCGGCAACCGCAACCAATAATAAAATATTGGGGTTTGCTTTTGATTTAGGAACTTCAACAGAATATAATGCGGATTTACCAAATGTAAACGCAAACTTTACACCTGCACAGGCTGCAAAATGCGAAGTATTTATTGATAAAATACAGATATTTAAGGGCGTTATTCGTATCCTTGAAATTGTTATGAATAAAGGTATTACTGAATACCAATGTGCGGTGTTTGGTGAATTAGGTGGATTTATTACAGAATTGGGAAATAGGCGTTTGGAAGATTTGGATTTTAGCGAATACAACCATACTTGGAATGTAACGAGTATTCAAAACAGTTGGGATACAATAAACGGTTCGGGTTATTACTATCCATTAATTGATTACGGCGACGTTTCAACAAATAAGGACGATTTCCACGTTTCAACATTTAGACCGGCATTATATGCGAAGGAATATATTGAAAAGATATTTGAAGGTACTTCGTACAGTTTGAATTGCGACTTTTTTAATACAGACTTTTTTAAAAAACTAATTGTTCCAAATAATAGTCAGGGAATACAGGGTACGAATGACAGATTTATATTAGGCACGATTAATGCAACAAAAACAATTTTAAACAGTAATACACCAACGGCGCGAAATGCAAATTTGTCTTTTGATTCTACGACTTTACTTAATTTCACAGAAAATGCAGGAAAAAGCATTTTTACTTATACTGACGGTACAAAGACAGTTCGCGCATTGGCTACAATAACAGGCGTTTACCAAACTGACGCCGCTTCTTCAATTACTGCGACTTTGTATGTTGCCGGTGTTGTGGCGCAAACTTTAATTGTAAATACGTTTTCAGCAAACAACCCGTTTACTTTCAATATTGATTGGACAGGTGAAATTGCAAACACAAATCAAGTACGTATTGAATTAAGCGTTCCCGTTACTGCAAATACTTACATTGTAAACGTATCAAATGCAAACTTTACATTTACTCAATTGGCTGCGCAATTAGCAACGGTTGCTTACAATGGTACTGTTTCAATGAATAACAATTTACCAAAAGGTATTTTCCAAAAGGATTTTTTCCTTTCAATATGTAAAATGTTTAATTTGTACGTTTATCAGGATAATATTAACGACAAACAAATTAATATTGCGCCTTATATTGACTTTTATTCTGACGCAGTAACCAATTCAATTGATTGGTCACAAAAGATTGACACAGGTTCAACAATGTCAATTAAACCAATGTCACAGTTGAATGCGCGTTATTATGCGTATAAATACACACCCGATACGGATTATTACAATGACAACTATTTAAAAAAATACGGTCAAACGTATGGCGATTATTTATATGATTCTGAATTTGATTTTGTAAAAGACACGGCTTCAACACAAATTATTTTTGCGCCTTCAATTTTATTTCAGCCAACAGGACACGGACACGCTGACAAGTATTATACAACAATTTTTAAATTGTCAAATAATAATACACAGGAAGACCCAATGGATTCTGTTATTCGTATTTTAATGGCTAAAAAATTAAATATTGCACACGCTTGGAAAATTCAACAAGACGGCGGTGGAACTTTGGCGACTTTAAATACATACGGATATGCGGGACATTTAGACGACCCAACAAACCCAACTGTTGACATAAATTTTGGCGCACCAAAGGAATTGCAATTTCCTGCGTCAACTTATCCAACAAACAACCTGTTCAATACTTACAATTTACCGTACATTTTGGAAATTACAAATATTGAATCAAAGTTATTGGCGTGTCGTGTTTATTTAACTGCGGTTGACATTTACAATTTGGATTTTAGCAAATATATTTGGATTAATGGCGTATTATTTAGATTAAATAAAATTGAATCTTACGACCCAACGGATTATAATACAACACAGGTTAATTTATTAAAAGTAATAAACACTAATTAATGGCAGAAGAAACTATTGGTATAAAGGTCACCACAGACACCGCACAGGCGACACAGGACGTCCAAAAATTAGATAATGCATTTGAAGCTACTGACCAAACGGTTAAAGGTTTAAGAACGCAATTAAGGGAAGCAACTGCAAATGTTGCTTTAATGGCTGACAAGTTCGGTGCAACTTCAAAGGAAGCTATTAATGCGGCTAAACGTGCGGCTGACTTAAAAGACAGAATTGGCGACGCGAAGGCGTTGACAGATGCATTTAATCCTGACGCCAAATTTAAGGCGGTTGCTTCTTCATTGGCAGGTGTTGCAGGTGGATTTAGTGCGCTTCAGGGTGCAATGGCTTTGTTTGGCAATGAGAATAAAGACGTTGAACAGGCTTTATTGAAGGTGAATGCTGCAATGGCATTGTCGCAAGGTTTACAGGCGGTTGGTGAAAGCGTTGATTCATTTAGACAATTGGGTGCGGTTATTAAAAGTACAACAGTATTTCAAGAATTAAATAACGCAGCAACTAAAACGGCGGCGGTTGTGCAACGTGCTTTTGGCGTATCGGTTGAAACGACTTCAAAAGGATTTAACGTTTTAAAAGGTGCTATTGTGGCAACCGGTATTGGTGCTTTGGTTGTTGCTTTAGGATTAGTTATAAATAATTTTGATGCGATTTCAAATTGGATTAAAAACAGTCCTTTAGGAAGTTTGGCAAAGGGTGTTGGGGATTTAGTAACCCAATTTACAGACTTTATTGGCGTAACAAGTGAAGCTGAACGTAATTTAAATAAATTATCAGTTGCAAATAAACGCGCAAACGAAGATATTGAAAACCGTATTAAAGTATTAAAAGCGCAAGGCGGTTCAGAAAAGGAAATTTACGATTTAAGCCAACAAAGGGTTAATAATGAATTAAATTCTTTACGTGAAAGCTTAAAAGCAAAAGGCAAATGGACAGAAGAAGAATCAAAGCAATTTAGGGATTTAAAAACCGAACAATTAGTTTTGACGGCTGACTATAATAAAAAGACGGCTGACGCTGCGGCAAAAGCGGCTGAAGATGCTAAAAAGAAACGTGACGAGGCGATTCAAGAAGATAAAAAGAAACGTGACGAAGCAAATAAACAAGCCATTGAAGATAAAAAGACGGCTGACAAAATGCTTTTGGATTTACAAAATGAAAAGGCATTGGCTGAAATAACTTCAGAAGAAGACAAGGCAAAGAAACAGGCTGAAATAAATATGAAAGCGCGTGTTGCTGAAATTGACGCTTTAAATGTTGACACAAAAACAAAGAACGAATTAAAAAAGGCAACTGAAGAAGCTTATCAATTAGAAGTAAAAACGATTGACGATAAAATAAAAGCTGACCGCGCTGAAAAGGATAAAAAGTTTGAAGAAGAATTACAATCAACATTATCAGAAACGCGTATTGCTAAATTAAAGGAAGGCAAAGAAAAGGAAATTACTGCATTGGAAGAAGCTTTAGTTGCTGAAACTAAAAAGGTACTTGATAACGCGGATTACACAGAAGAACAGAAGGGTTTAATGGTTGCGGCTTTACGTGAAAAATATGGCGCTGAAGTTGCTGAAATTGACGCTAAATATCTAAAAGAAGCTGACGACAAAGAACAGGAACGTTTAGATTCTATTATTAATAATGAAAACCTTTCATACGCAGCAAGGAAGCAAGGTGTTGATGATGCTTTGGCATTAAATAAAAAGCTTTATAAAGAAGGTAAAATTGATGCGGACGCATATACAAAAACTGAAAAAGAATTAAGCGACGCAAGGGTTGAAATTAGTAAAAAAGAAGCGGCTGCACGTGCGGAAAATGCACAAAAGATTAGTGCGACATTAAAGAATGCTGCAAAGGCTATTGGTGAACATACAGTTGCCGGTAAAGCGGCTGCAATTGCTGCAACAACTATTGATACTTATATGTCAGCAACGGCGGCATTTAAGTCTTTGGCGGGAATTCCTGTTGTCGGTCCGGTTTTGGGTGCGGTTGCTGCGGCGGCTGCAATTGTTGCGGGGTTAAAAAACGTAAAATCCATTTTAGCGGTAAAAGCGCCTGAAATTCCGGGCGGTTCTTCTGAACCCGGATTTGTTAACATTCCTTCACCGGGCGCACCTGCAACGGGCGGTGGTGCAATGCCGTCTTTGGGTGGTGGTGGCGCAATGCCGTCTTTAGGCGGTGGCGGGACGCCGTCTTTGGGTGGTGGTGGCGGTGGAATTGGTGACGGTGGTGGCGGTCAAACTATTCGTGCTTACGTTGTTGAACGCGATATTTCAGACGCACAAAGCCGTGACGCGGAAATACAAAACAGGGCAAGATTTGAATAAACGATAAATATTAAAAATTAAACTATTTAGTGTTATGAATACAGATTTACCAATTTTTATGTTGGATATTACAGAAGACATAAACGACGACGCACAGGTTGACTTTATTGCATTGGTTGACCGTCCCGCAATCCAAAAGAATTGGAACGCATTTAATAAAAGCCAAAAATTTGAAATTGCAAATGAAGACCGTCGTATTATTAGTGGTGCTATTATGTTGGCTGACAGTCCTATTTTTCGCAGCGATAGTACATACGGCGATTATTATGTTGCTTTTAGTAAAGACACTATTCTTAAGATTGTTCAGAAGTTTTTTAAGAAGGGTTTTCAAAGTAACGTCAATTTAATGCACGATTCAAACGCACAATTTGAAGGCGTTACATTATTTGAAAGCTTTATTTCAGACCCTTCGCGTGGCATTATGCCAATGAAAGGATTTGAAGACGCGCCTGTTGGAAGTTGGTTCGGGTCAATGATTGTTGACAACGAAGAAGCGTGGCAAAAGGTTAAAAATGGCGAAATTGCCGGGTTCAGCGTTGAAGGATTATTTAACTACAAACCACGTGAAGTAAATAAAGTTGCTTCAATGGTTGAGGAAATTCAAAAAATATTGTCACAGGTTAAGTGGTAAACATTTTATTTTTTAACTATATAATAAAAAAAGTATGAACGCACAGGAAGCGATTTTAAAAATTAAGGCATTGTTTGAAGACAATGTTGCGCCTGTTGAAGTTGAAGCTGAAGTTGCACCAATGGTTGAAGAAACAAAGGTGGAAATGGCAGAATATTCTTTAATGGACGGGACTAAAGTTGAAATTTCAGCTTTAGAAATTGGCGGTTCAGTTACATTGGCAGACGGTACAACCGCACCAATGGGCGAACACGAATTAATGGACGGTACAGAAATTACTTTGGACGAAAACGGTATTATTATTGCGATTGAATCTAAAGTTGAAGAAGTTTTACCGGAAGTTGACACAGAAGTTGAAGCTTCAAAAGAAGAAGACAAAAAAATGGCTGAAATGGCTGAACAATTTGAAGCAAAATTTGCTGAATTGGTTGAAGCTAAAGAAGCGGCTGAACAAAAAGTTTTGGATTTAGAAAATAAAGTTAAAGAAGGATTTGCACAGGTAGCCGAATTAATTATGGCACTTTCAAATGTTCCAACCGCAGACCCAATTCAAAAGCCAAACGGATTTTCTGAATTTGTATCTAACAAAGATATTAAGGAAGAAAGATTGAGCAAATATAGACAAGCATTATTAAACAATTAAAATTAGATAACAATGGGATTTAATGTATCAGCATTAGCAAACTATACAGAACAAAATGCAGCACTTTTAGTGACTTCTTCTGTATTAGGTGCAAAAACTGCAACTTTAATTAAAAGTGCAGGTAACGTTATGGTTGGCGTAAAGTCTTCTGAAACGATTAACATTATGGACACAGACGCAATATTTCAAAGCGGTGGAAGCTGCGGATTTACTGCTTCAGGTTCAACAACTTTCACACAAAGAACTGTGACTGTTGGAAAAATTAAAGTAAACGAAGCTTTATGTCCTAAAGATTTAGAAGCGAAGTATTTACAAAAAGCATTGCCAACAGGTTCAATGTACGATTCAATTCCTTTTGAGCAAGAATTCGCAGATAAAAAAGCGAAAACAATTGCTGCACAATTGGAAACTTCTTTATGGCAAGGTGACACAGATTCAGTAAACGTTAACTTAAACAAGTTTGACGGTTTAGTAAAATTAATCGGTGCTGCTTCAGGTGTTGTTGCTGCTAACGCTTCAACTTTTATTTCAGGTGCGCCATTAAGTTCAATTACTGCTGCTAACGTTATCAGCATTTTTGACGGTGTTTACGCTGCAATTCCTGCTAAAGTTGTTGCTGCTGACGATATGACAATTTTCTGTGGACAGGATTTGTTCAGAACTTACACTATTGCTTTAAAGAACGCAAACAGTTTCCATTATTCAGTTGACGCGAAGGCAGACGGTGAATTTGTTTTACCGGGTACAATGATTAAGGTAATTGCAGTTGCAGGTTTGAACGGTACTAACAAAGTTTACGCTACACGTTTGAGCAACTTATTTATCGGTACAGACTTATTGAACGAAGAAGAAAAGTTTGAAATTTTCTACGCTAAAGAAGCTGACCAAGTACGTTTTGTTTCTGAATTCAAAATGGGTGTGAATTTCGCATTCCCTGACGAAATGGTAAGATTCGTATTAGCTTAATTAATAGGGGGGTGAAATATCCCCCCAATTTTGTAAAATTTAAAAATTTAAAAATATGCCGTGCGCACTAACACAGGGTTACACTTTAGACTGTCGCGATAGTTTAGGCGGGATTGTTGAGGTATATTTTACTGAAGCTGCAAACGTAACAACTACAACTGAAGCAAGTGGTGTAATAACTGCTTTAACTAAAGCTGCGGGAAAACGTTTTTGGAAATATGCTTTGGTAAAAGATACGTCAATGTTCAACCAAACTTTGAATGCATCCGTTGCAAACGGAACTGTATTCTATGCACAGGAATTGCAGATTATCCTTAACAAATTACAGACTAACACACGCAACGAATTGTTGTTGTTAGCACAGAATTCTTTGGTTGCAGTTGCAAAAGATAGCAATGGAATTTATTGGTATTTAGGAAAAACACGTGGTATTGATATGACTGCAAATGCAGCTTCAACCGGTACTGCGCAAGGTGACAGAAGCGGATTCACTTTAACTTTCACAGGTTCAGAACCTGCGTTAGCGCCAAGCGTTTCTTCAGTTGTTGCTTTAGCTTTAGAAACACCGGGTTCTTAACAACTTTGTTTTTCATAGGTTTATAGGTTTGCCGCCGTTCGTTAATTCGTTCGGCGGTTTTTTTTGTGTTATATAGTAAAGCAAAAACTTTACTAAAAATTGCATAAAGTAAAGACAAAACTTTACATATTAGGCTTATTTGTTCACTATATGCAACAAATTGCATTTCCTGCTATATATACGTATATGATTAGGTTAACGAAGGGCGCAACCCAAAGCATAATTTTAACACTAACTGAAAAACAGTTATTGACAAACCCAAATTACTTATTTGTTTTCACGAATAGAAGTGCGAACACAGAAGTAAAGTTTGTTTTATTAAATGCTGCGGATATAAGCCAATACAAAGACCGATACAATGAATTTAGCATTGTGACGAATACAAACTTTGGAACTGCGTTAAATGGTCAATATGATTATGAAATTTACGAGCAAACAAGTACAAGCAACACCAACCCGACCGGCTTAAATATGGTTGAATCAGGGATAATGGAATTGGTTGGAACACCTTTTGAATTTACGGAATACCAAACAACAGACACTTATAAAATAAGACAATAATGGATTTACGAGTATTAACATTTGCAGAAGCACGTCAGCCTGAATTCAAAGAAAAGAAGGGTGAAGGTTATATTCAGTACGGCGACCGCAATGATTACCCTAATTATTTGGTTGACCTATTTAATAAGTCGGCTAAACATAACGCCATTGTCAAAAGCAAGGTGCATTATATAACCGCAAACGGTTGGAAGGGAAGTCCTGAAGCTGAAACTTTTATTGAAAAGGTTAACAGAATGGAATCTTTGGATGAACTAACAAGGAAGGTAAGTTTGGACGTTGAATTATTTGGTGGGTATTATTTGGAAATTATTTGGTCAGTTACAAAACAATTGGCTGAAATTTGGCATTTGGATTATACAAAAGTTCGTACAAATAAAGACAATACGCAATTTTGGTACAAAGAAAATTGGGGTGACAGAAACGAAAAACAAATGGTTTATGCAGCGTTTAATCCTGCAAACCCTGTTGGCAAACAAATACTTTATGTAAAGGAATACCGCCCGAATATGGGTATTTATAGTTTACCGGGTTACTTTGGCGCATTAAATTACATTGAATCAGACATTGAAATATCTAAACACGTATTAGGTAACGCACAGACAGGATTCAGCGCAAGTAAGTTAATTACTTTGCCTAACGGTGAACCTTCAGACGAAGAAAAGCGCAATATTGAAAAGCGTTTTTCAAATAGATTTAGCGGTTCAGACGGTAAAAAGTTTATTTTGGCATTCGTTAACGATTCAGCGCGTAAGCCAATTATTGACGATTTAGGTGCGTCAGATATTACAAAAGAAGACTTTAACCGTGTGGATTCTTTGATTCAAACGAATATATTTAGCGGTCACCAAATTACAACGCCTTCAATCTTTGGTATTGCTGAAGCGGGTAAATTAGGTTCACGTTCTGAAATGCGCGACGGTTACGAAATATTTAAAAATACTTACGTTAATAGTAAGCAAATGCACCTTGAAAGTGTATTTAATATGTTGGCTAAATTTAGAGGCGTACAAAACCCTGAATTAAGCATTATACCAACAGAACCAATTGGGTTTGAATTCACAGAAAACTTATTGAAGGAAATTGCACCTAAAGAATGGTTACTTGAAAAGGCGGGAATTGATATGTCTAAATATCAAGCACCTGAAGACACAGTTCCGGTTGTGCAATCAGCGCAATTTGCAGACGATTTCAGCGCCTTTTATGATTTTGGCGAAGCAAAGGACGGATTCAAAGTTTGGAAGCAAAAAACACGCTTTAATGACGATTCAGAATACCAAATGTTTGCAGAAGTTAGTCAATTACAGGCAAACGTATTAGATTTAATTTCAAAGGACAAAAGAATAACGCCTGAAGTATTGGCGACAACACTTGACCAAAATGTTGACACAATCAATTCTGTAATTAAAACATTGGTTGAAAATGGTTACGTTCAAATTAATGAATATGCAATTGGCGAAGGAATTGACGAAAATATAATTATTGAACATACGCTTACTGAACCATTAAACGAAATATTGGTAAAAGTTCAGCCGACAACAAAAGAATTATTAATTCGCTATTCTTACGAATGGAAGGCGGGATTCAATAATACAGATAAAAAGACAAGTCGCCCGTTCTGTGTTGCTTTATTGGACGCGGGTAAAATGTATTCACGTTCTGAAATTGAGCAAATAAGCGCACGTTTAGGATATTCCGTTTGGGATAGGGGTGGCGGTTGGTACACAGTACCGGGAACTGACAAACACGAACCAAGTTGCAGACACCAATGGGTTTCAAACATAGTAACACGAAAATAAAATGAGCAAAAACACGTTATTTATATCAGTACAGTCAATAAAGGACAGAACCGGGTTACACGCGAACGTGGACGAAAAATTGGTTTTACCGGAAATTAAAACCGCGCAAGATATGTATATTTTACCGGCTTTAGGTTCGGCGCTTTATAATGAATTACAAAACGCAGTTGATGCAAATGCATTTACTGCATTGCAGACGACATTATTGGACGATTACATTGTGGATTGTTTGATTTATTATGTTATGTCTGAATTACCGCAAGGTTTATCATATCAGTTTTACAATAAGGGTTTAATTAGAAAAACAGGCGAAAATCAGGAATCACCTTCAATGCAGGATATGATTGACGTGGCGAATAGATACCGCGCACGTGCTGAATTCTATAAACAAAGACTTATTAAATACCTAAAGCAAAACAACGCTTTATACCCTAATTATTTAAACTTTGGTTCAGGCATTGATTCAATCAAACCTGACAACGAAGGTTACACGGTTTCAATGTGGTTGGGCGACAATGGTTGTTGTGGTGACGGTTGGGACGGACAAAGTAAAAAAACGTTTGAAGAACGTTATCAGGGAAATATCGGTTGTTGCTAAAATATGAGTAAACAAGTAAACATTAAAAACCAAAATAAGCTTAAAGTTTATTTGGCAAAAGAAAAAAAGAATGACATTAAACCAAATAGTCAAAGAACTGACAACGATAGGAAACGCCCACGAACAAATTAATTTTGTTTATTTCGGTGACGTTTGGGAACGTTTAAGTAACGGCGAAGTAACTTATCCTGCAATGTTTATGACCTTAACCGGTGCGAACGTTGCTGCAAAGGAAATAAGTTACAATTTCAGTCTTTATTTTATGGACAGAATGTTAATGGAAGAAACAAACGAAACTGAAGTTTTATCAGATATGACACAGGTTGCCGGTGACATTGTTGCACAATTGCGTTATCCAACAGATTATTCAATTGTAACGTGGTCGTTAAACCAAAATTTACCTGTGACATTTTATACAGAAAGTGACCCGGATTTATTAGCGGGTGTAAAATTAGACGCAATTTTAACCGTGCCATTTATTAACAACAGGTGTGAAGTACCTTCAAATTATACTTATTAATGGAATCAAAGAAAATTAATCAATTAGCGACAGAACTTGCGCCGGTATTATCAGATTTGACAATTATTGGTGACCCGACAACAGGTATAAGCCGAAAAATTACGCTTTCACAAATGGCGTCTTTATTTACGGGTACTGTTGAAGAATATCCAAACCTTGCTTCATTTCCTTTGGTTGGTACGGCTGACACTATTTATATTGCTTTAGATACAAACATTATTTACCGTTGGAATACAGGAACAAATGCTTACGTTGAATTGTCACCAAATATTGTGACTTCATTGGTATTTAACGACGCAAATGGATTTGACGGAACAATTGCTTTGGTTGGTTCAACTGCAACGCTTACAATTACAACTGCATTAACGCAAGGGTCAGTTCCTTTTATTGGAACGTCAGGCGCTTTAACGCAAGACAATGCAAACTTATTTTTTGACGATACCAATAACAGATTAGGAATAAATACAAATGCGCCAACAACTGCATTGGACGTTTTCGGTTCAGGCATTATTGGAAGAATTAACGGAACTTCAACAAATAACGCATTTTTAGGTTTTGCAAATGCGGGAACAAACAGGTGGTCAATTGGTAACGTTCAGTCTGACCATAGATTTAGAATATTTAGTGAAACAAATACAAGCGAATTAGTTTCAGTTTTACAAACAGGTGAATTTGGTATTGGTATTGCAAACCCAACAACAAAGTTTCATATTGACGGCGCTGCAACTGCATTAATTGCAAATTTAGACGCAAACGTTTCTGTTGCAAAAAGTATTTCGTTCCGTTCAGACAATAGTAATAGAATCAATTTAGAAGTTTCAGGCACAGAATCAGGTTCAAATGCGGGTGCAAACTTTTTTATAAGACGTTATTCAGACGCAGGTGCTTTAATTGATACGCCTTTGACAATAACACGTTCAACAGGTGCAATTAGTTTAGCAACTGCATTAAGTGGTACAAGTGCAGATTTTTCAAGTACTATAAATGCGGGTGGGGATATAACAATACCAAACGGAAGTTATTATAATGCTAAAAGAAATACAGGTGGTGCAACTATTAATATAATGGGTTTTGCTTCAGGTA